GGATTTGTAATTCCAGCAATACCCATTGAACTAGCTCTACCCAAATTTAAAGTAGCGGGAGTTCCAGCAGGGACAAAATAATCAGATGTAGTAGCGGTTGCAGTTGTACCTATTGCTACATGAACATTTTGACTTATTGGAACAACTCTAACAGTATCAGTTTGAACTGCAAATTGAATTCTAGCTGACGTTGCAGATGTAGTAATCGTTTGTGAATCGCCTACTGGTTGATGTGCCATTTACTCTTCCTCTTCGGTTTCTTCAGCATTATCAAGTTCACCGACTGTTTCTACATCTTCTTCAGATTCAATTTCATAACCTAACATTGCATTTGCAACCGCAGGCTTAAGGGCATCTACTCTTTCAGTAGCCTTTGCAAATAGTTGGTTTTTTATTGAATCACTAATTTCAGATGGAGATTCATCCGCAATTACTAAATTCATTAATTCATCCATGAGATAAAAATCCTATACCTATGTTTTATTTATATCTCGCCACCTTTGGGAACTCCTGGCGATTCTGGAGCTTCGATGCTTGTTTCATCGATTTCTGGTTCATTTTGAGGTTTTCCAAGATTTTGACCCATCTCTGCAACTTGTTGTGCTAACATCATCTCTTGTTCAGTAGGTAAAATAATACCAGCTTTCTTCTCAGCAGCCATTTGTCTATCTTCTTGTACTATCTCTTCATCTGTTTGACGTAATATCTTACGACGAATATGATCAACAGAATAGTATTTTCCAATATAAGGATCAGCAGTTTGTAAAAGTCCAAGTCTTTCTTGCATCAATTCTGCTTCTTTAAGTTCTGCAAAATGATTATCATATAAGAAATCATACTGAATATGATCACTCATCTGTTCCCATTCTTCGGGAGTTATCACATTCTTAAGAATAAGTTGAGTTTTAAGTATGTCATGGAAAAGATTACTAAATCTTTTTCTCATTCTTCCAACAAACTTAGTAAATTTAAGTTCATCTCTTAATATCTCTGATGATCTACCTAAACTAAATGAACTATTATCTGCCATACGAGATTCTGGAACATTCAAAGAACGGAAAAGTTTCTTCTGGAAATACTCAACATCTGTAAGTTCTCCTAAGTTTTGTCCGCCAGGCAATGTGGAGATTTCTGTTCCACGACCACCTTCACGACGAGGAAGCCAAAAATCTTCCATCATACTCATGAATTTCTTATCATCACGAACTTCTCCAGTGTTTGCATCATAAGTTAGCTTATTACGATACCTCGACATAACTTCACGAAGGTATTGTTCTGCTTTTGCCTTTGGTAGATTACCAACATCAATATAAAATATTCTTCTCTCTGGAGCACGAGACATACGATAGATGACTAGTGAATCTTCAATCATTCTTAATTGATTGAGTGATTTAATCGCTTTCTGTAGATAAGAAAGAACAGTTTGTTTATTACGATCTACTAAACCTGATGTGCAGTATGCAACGGCATCTTTAGCAAACTTAACTGCATCTTTCTGTTGTCCAGTAACTGCAACAGAACCGTATTGATTTTTTTGATATGAGTGTGGAGTGTATATAAAATATTCTGATAATCCTTCAAAATCTGCATGTAATGGGTCATTATTAGCGCCTGGATTATTGCCTGGCGTATATTGAATTGCGTTTGCACCACCTTTTTTCTTCTGTTCTCTTACATATTTTATTTTAAGTGCATCAATATATCTAAGTTCTTTAATTCCTTCTTCTGGTTTTTGTAAATCTATAACTTTATGATAGTATATTCTTCCATCTACATACCAATTACGAAATATCTCATGTGCTTTTTTATCAAAGTCCAGCATCTCTTTAATATACTGAAACTCATCACGAATAATTTGTTTTACTCTATCTCCAGTCTTTAAATTTTCTAGATCAATTTGAATCGGTGAATCATTTTGATCTGCAACTATCGCCTCGCACAATATATCTTCTATCGCAGAGTCAACTTCGGGATGTAATGCCATCTCACGATATCTACGAATTAGATCATATTCTGTTTTAAATACGCCCTCTACATCTAAATATTGACCATAAAACCCAGACGCCAAATAGTAGTCTGCACCGTCCTCATTATTTTTGGGGACAGGGGAGACTACTGATGGTGACGGTTTCTTATATGAATCATCAATTGAGAAACCAAATAATTGTGCCATAGTATAACTTCTATACCTATAAAGGTATTTATATTGTATCTTATATCTTAAAAAATATCAACCTTATGTGGTGCCTGGTGCTGGTGCAGCTGGTAAACCATTACCCACTGTCCAGAATAAGTAATTGAATGTTACTTGGAACTCTTCAATTGAATCTGTTGCACCATAATCTAGAGGAATAGCACTAACAGCTGATGGATAAATCCCTTCAAAGTTGTATGTTCTTAGGATATTAATTGTTTCTCCACCTGTTGATGAAGCACTACTTGTTTTACCACCTCTTGAAAGTTGGAAAACTTCAGCCTTGGTTTGATAGTTTGATGGACTTATATCACCGACATCAAATTGAAGATCGTTGATTTTATTACTCCACTGTTCCATTGCGTCTCTAATATTAAATTTAGAGTCGTTAATAACAGTTACTGTCCAAGGATCAAATGTGCGATCTCCAGCTACAGGGAGAACACGACCTCTAAATGGGACTGGGATATTTCCGATATTAGCAGCTGGTATTTCAGCTGCTTTGACCATGAATCTCACATCGTCTCGGTAATCGGCTTGACCAATAACACCATCTGGTAACTCAATATTCACTTCAAATAGATTTGGTCTTGCACCACCACCAACTAATCTATCTCTAAAATTAGTGATGTTTCTGTCTGCGAACGTTGCCATTTTCTTTTTTAACTCCTTTTGTTATTTAGATGGACTTTAATTAAACTCGACCAGCGACTTCTTGGAAGCTAACTCCAGTTCTAGTCGCAACAAATGTAAGACCGATGAAGTTGATCGAACGAGCTGGTTTGATAAAGATATCGCACTTAAACTCATTTGCATCAATCACGTCTGGTGTGTTATTTGTTTCATCACAAATAACTAAGAAGTCCGTAATACCTCTCTTGGATTGAACTCCACGAAGGAATGGTTCAACAATATTACGGAAGTTCGCTCTCGTAATTTCATCGTTAAACTCAAAGAGTTGAGTTCTTGCAGCAATTTCAATTCTTGCCTCTAGATTCAAGAATAAACGACGAACGTTAATTCTATCAAAGGCAGAAGCAATTGCTAATCCAGTTTTATCACCAAATAAGAGGAATCCACCGCCAGGTGAGAATATCACTGGGTTGATTCTCTTCACATATAGAGAATCTCTTTCTACTTTATTAGGGTTATATGCAAGTTTAACAGTATTCAAGATGTTTCCTCTTTGAGGCCCAGCTGGTGAGAACCAAGGGAACTGTTCCTCAGATGTTCTTGCCATCAATCCACCAATGTCACCGTTAAGTGGCATAAATCTGAATGCGTTGTTAAATCTATCAAACTGATACTTATAACCTGAGTCAAAGACTGCGAAAGATGATGAAGTAATTGGATCATAGAACTGTATAACGTTCTTAGTTTGTTGTTTCGCATTAGTTATGTTAACAACTGTCTCTCTGTTTGGAGAGATAACTGCTAAACAGTCCTTTCTTTGTTCTGCAATTGCAATCAATTTGTTTGCTTTTGCTTGTGATTCTGTCTGACTACCTGTGATGCCAGGGCCGTTAAGTAAGAAGTTAACTGAATACTCTGCCTCATTCTCAAAGATTTCATAACCACCAATTATGTTTCCGAGAGATGTTGAGTAACCACCTTCTGTACTTACACCAGAGTAATCCTTACCACCTTGTAGTTCATAAAGTTTATTACCCACAAAGTTAAAGTTTACATCCTGTGCATCCTGACTCCAAGTATTATCTGATGTTGATGATGGAGTAAATGCAGTTATGATACCAGATGCAATTGATCCGTTTCCTGTTGCAATTCCAATAAAGATGTTGTTAGATCTTTCTGAAACATGATCCTTATAATAGATCGCATCTCCAAAAGAGTTCTTAGCATCATCTGCCTTTGATAAGAATGTAAATTTCTCAAGAATTGCACCTGTTGATCCAGATATTTTTCCACTATCATCTATAACAACGATGTGAAGTTCATCATTAGAACCATTTCTTGCTGCGGAATATCCACTAGTGCCTGGTTTTTCAGCAATCTCTTTCCACTGTAATGCACCATTCTTTAACTGAATGTACTGATTATCATACCAGTCATCAACTTGGAAAATTGTTGCACAAGTTGAAATACCAGCGTCAGGGTTTGCAATAGTTGAAGAACTACTTGAAAATAGAACGCCAGGGCCAGGTAATGTATTACTTGTTTTTGTTCCTGTTGTAAATGCGAAGATTCCGTCTTCTGTATAACTTACTGGGAAGATTGTTCCAGCAGCAGATACACGATTTACAATCTTAACATCAACTGTACTTGCACCAACACCAGTAACAATACCTTGAACATATCCATCTGCGGTTGATGTTGTGCCTGGGCCAACAATTGTTCCACTAATAGGTTGTGTAACACCCATACCAACACTAACGTTTGCTACCACATGAGGTGTAACATGAAGTTGTTGGTCTGCAGCACCATCAATGTATGCAACCTTCATTCCGTTTGCATAACTGCCTGGGTTTCTTGCAGCTAATCTGTATGTAACAGCGTCTTCGTAATTATTTTGATAATCTTCAAAAGATTTAATTTTAAGACTTGAAGTTGATCCAATACCTGTTGGATGTGTTACGGGCATTCCACCCACGTTTGCGTTGTTTAAATTCGCACCGTCTGCTCTAACGACTCTTAATATACCACCGTACTGTAGATAGTTTGCAGCAGTGTACCAATATTCGTATTGTCTATCGTTTGTTTTTGGTTTTCCAAAAAGATCGATCATATCTTGCTCATTTTCAATAAGCAAAGGTTCTAGTACAGGGCCTCTTTCAAAAGGGCCTACTATTGCACCTGTCTGATCACTTATGGAGTCAATTCTACCAACCGTAAGGTCAACTTCCCTAACCTTAACGCCTGGAGATACTAAACCTATGCCAGCCATGTTTTTCTCCGAAGTTCCACGTTGTTTTACTAAATTTATTTATGAAATGCTACCTCTCTAAATGGGGAAACATGACGTAAACACTACCAATCTGGATATATATCCACTATCTCCTTTCTTTTTCTTGATTGTGTCACTCTTTTAATCGAACACCTTTTACATTCATATGCATATGCTGATGGTACATTTCCTCTGTCCTTTCTAGTTTTATAAAAGTCATTAATTAATTCCTTTGTTTCACCACACATCTTGCATTTTCTCTGTTTAAAGAGTAAATGTTCTAACTCAAAAGAAGCTTCTAATTCCATTCTCTTTTCAACTGTCTTACATCTGTAACACCAAAAAGTGACCTACATCTTTGTTCAGCATCTTCTCTTAAATTGGATGTTGATAAAAATTCTACTTTCTGTAATCTATTTGATGACAAAAGTATTTGTGCTGACCATCTATACTCTTTCATCGGTAATCCCACATGTAAGATCTATCTCCATATTCATCAAGATGCCATCTATCTCCTTCAGAATCAACAAAACTTTCTTCTTCTGTTCCATCAACAATAAAACCAAAGGGTGACATATCTTGTTCGATCTGATCTCTTTGATCTTCATATATTCTTTTTCTTACATCTTGATCCGTAAGTTCTTTAAAATAATCCTGTGCAACTAACCATGCATATATGACAAGACACATTGCTAAGTCATCATTACATCCCTCTTCTGCTTCAAAAGAGTTACTCTTTTGAATAAATGTGGTAAGTTCAGATATGATATCATAATCATTGAATATTACTTTTTCATCTTCAATCAAAGTTTTAAGGTTAGAACATCCAACCTTCTTTACAGTCTTGGACATCTTAACTCCAAGTTGTGTCTTCTTACCCGAAAATCCTTGTCCTACAATCTGACCAGCACGACCCCTCATAGAACATAATAGTAGATTATCATATTCCAAATCATACTGTATGATACTTGCAACTTGATCTCCGATATCATTTACCTCACATAAAATAAAAGCATTGTTATATGCCTTCGCAATATCTACAATGATACTGGGGAATAACATTGGTTTTATTTCATTATTCTTATACTTACCTATGACTTTATGTGGAAAGGATGTAATATCAGTAATTATAAATGCAGAGTAATCAATACCTACACCACGAGCAACGTCAACTGTGAGTACATAATCATGATTCTTAATTGGTTCAAAATAGATATCTAATCCACGATTACTCTTAATTGGTTCATCATATACTAATGACTTTAATTTTGCAGAACTAATCAGAGTATCAACAGAACCTAGAAACTCACATTCAAATTCAACACGAAACTGTTGTTCTGATGTGTTTGCAATTGTTTGTTCTTTCCAATATGAATCTCTGCCTGGCACTTCAGACCAGTGAACTTCAGTGGGTATATACTCATTTTTATTTCTTTCAGCATCATGCCACATACGGTAGAAATGATTCATACCGTGTGGTGTGGATACAACTATGACTTTTGTTTTTTGACCAGATGATATAGTAGGATAAACAGAGGCAAAGAATTGATCAGCAATGTGATTCGGGATAAAAGCGAACTCGTCAAGAAAGATGACATTATAGGATCCACCACGGACAGCAGATGCAGACGTAGATGCAGCGAGAATTTTTGATCCATTTTCTAATTCGAGTGATCCTTTGTTCCAAACAAGAACACCCTGTTGCATCCATTTAGGTAAGTTTTCATACGCAAGTTGTAATCTACCTAAAAGGTCACGAGCAGTTGACGCTTTGTTTGCAAGTATTGCTATATTTACATTATCATTAAAAACTGCATAATGCAACAAATAAGATACCACAGTCGTAGACTTACCAGTCTGTCGAGGCATCTTACAAATATTAAATCTTTCGTTATGAAAGTTATTGATTAACTTTTCTTGAAATGGATATAGACTAAAAGGAACTAGACCCTCATCAAGAGAAACAATTTTAATATAATTTTTTGCAAAGTAAACAGGATTATCCTTACACTTGATGAACTCCTCAATATTTTCTTGAGTAAATTCAACTTTTACATTCGCTTTCTTTAAATTCGGATTACCAAGATATACAGTGTCAGACATAATAAATTAAAATTTTTTTATCAACCTAGTGGTTTTGATGGTGATGATGGGGTTATCAAACCTCTCATTGTTCTTATCAATAAATCACTTGCTGGTTGATCACCTCTTACTCCTGTTGCAGGGACACTTTTAAATAAAGGTTTATCATGAGTTGCAATTTTTACGTCTTTTTTTGCATCTTTTTTAAACTTATTGAATGATTTTGCCATTAGCACTTCCACCTCCTTCTTGCTTGTCTCAATCTACTATTCGGATCTTTTGCGGCCTTTGGAAACTTCTTCATTTGTCCAGCACTTCTGGCACAATAACTCTTTCTCCTCTTTGCATCTTTAGATCCTTTTTTAACTTTACCAGTTACAGCAGTTTGAAGTTTTGAGCCTGGGTTTCTGCGACGATATGCAGCAACACCTTTCTTTGTCATTCCAGCACCACTCTTTGTAGGTCTTTTGTGTCCAGACTTGACACTCATACCCTTCATGTCATCTTCAGTTACATACTCCTCAGCAGTTGTGGTTGTATGATCTTCATCTGGTTCATTTTTTTCAAGGTTTTCTTTCTTTTTCTTTTTTGATATCTTAGGGCCACCAACTAGATCACCATATTCATCTCTTTCTTCTTTTTCCTCACCAACCATTACAGTAGGTTCGCCTGGTTCAAGTTCTCTAGGTAAGAATGACAATACTTTTGCATCAGGATAAATCTTTTGAACTTCCTTTTCTACCTGTTTACGAGTTGGTTTAGAAACAGATGGTACAAACATCTGTATCATGTATGTTTTACCTCTCCATGTCAATATGACTCTATAGGTATGTCCATTTTTTACAAGACGAATTTTTGATTCAGAAGCTAACTCTACATGATCTCTAATATCATCAGGCACATTATCTTCACTACCAGAAATTTTTTCAGCATATTCTTGTCTTTGTTTTTTTCTTCTTAACCTAGCACCAGCATCCATTGCTTTTTTAGGTTTTCTCTCTTCTCCTTCTTCAGATTCTTTCTTTTTTCTTCTTAAAAATTGAATTGCTTCTACTACTTTTTTTTTATCCTCTTCTTTCTTTTTCTTCTTATCAAGATAATCTTTCATCGCACCTTTTGGTTTTCCATCACCTTTGTATAAACCATAAGATGTTCCTTCGTTTGTTACCTTACCACCAGAAGTGTAGTTGCTACCTTTATTATTATTGACAGGTTTGACAATGTTACTTAAAACTTTACCAACAGGATTTTGTTTCATAAACTTTGTTCCTCTATCCAATACTTTCTTCACCTTTCCCTGTGTGCCAGCTGGGAATAGATTGGTATCTTCCACACCTTCTTTGACCTTAATTTTTCTAGGGTATTCTGATTTATTTGGGTCATCCTTCATCGAGCGAGCATCATAATCTGCAACATACTTAATTCTATCACTATCTTTTTTTCCTAATTTTTTCTCTGCTCTTTTCATTCCTTTGTCTCTCGCTTTCGCATACTTACCCATCTTTCCACTGTGAACATAATCTTTATCAACCTTTGCTTTGTAAAGATAATTTGCGGTAGTTGTCTTACTCAACTCATCAATCTGTTCAACTTCTTCTTTCTTCACACAACGATTATAAGTCTTACCAAATAATTTTTGTGTTCCTTTCTTTTCATATCCTTTCCAACATTTCTTACCTTCTTTAATCTCAATCATACCAGCAGCTTCAAGTGCTGCAACTTGCATTGGTGAAAATCCTTCGTTCTTTGACTTGTTACCCCAGTTTGCTGCACCAACCTTACGACACTTCACTAAAGCACCAGATGCATATGCACTTGGCCATACAGAGTATCTTGACTTGACCTTATGATAACAGGCATCTTTTGATCCGCTACCCTTGCCTTTCTTATCTTTGGCTTCGTTAAAATAATTTTCTGACATTTTCTTCTTAGGATCTGTAGAAACGTTTGTTGGTTTTGCTGCACCCGACTTCTGTGGTTGATTTGGATCAGCAGCTCTCTTTCTTCTTGCAGCACTATCTCTTTCTTTCTTACTCATTGATCTTCTTTTAGAAGATGACACACACTTAGGAGTTGATTTCTGGCCAGGTTGTCTTGCACATGGTTTCCCATCATACTTACCACCAACTTGAACCCATCCTTTTACCTTACGACCAGATTTGGTAGTACCACTTGATTTACCAAACCACGCACGAAGACCTTCTTCGCTTACATTATATTTATCATCTTCAACACTTTCTACCGATTCCTTTGTATCAGACTTCTTCTTATCAGCAATCTGTTTTCTTAAACTTTGATAGTCAAAACGAGTCTTTATCTCTCTTGCTTTGTCTTGATCTTTAGGATCATCACTCATAGAAAGAACAGATGCTTTTTCTAAAGAAGCTAATCTACCCTCTTTCATTGCTTGTTTACGAATTGTAGCAAAATAAATTTTCTTTCCTTCTTCTTCACCATATTGATCTTTCATATTCTTTTTCATATCAGACTTATCATACTTCTTCTTCAACATAGTATCCTTTCTCTTCTGAGCAGGAGTCATTGTTGCCTCATTCATTGATTTAGTTTTCTTTTTCATTGCATTGATGTACTTTCTGTAAACCGCCGCTTCAGAGGTTTTACCCATCTCTCTCGCCCTTTGTTCCATAGCAACAGCCGCTTGAATCTTATGAGCATGCGATCTAGAAGAATTCCTAATCTTTGATACAGATTTTTTAGCAGTAGCCACGTCCTTAAAACCGAGTCCATGAATAGTTCCTTTAGGATCTTCATCAGTATATAAATCAGAATGTTTTTTAGATTTTGCTGGTTGTCCTTTCTTACGAGGAATACGAGGATTTGATTCTTCTTTCATTGCTACTTCTAAATCATCTGCCTGTTTTGCATGTGTTTTAGAACCAGCCCTTAGTTTTTTAACTAATTTTCTAACATGTGGTATATCTTTTTTATCTAATACTTCATAGACTACTTCTTCACCCATTCCACCGCCATTACCATTAGCACCACCCCCAGAGCCACCATTACCATTTCCAGCGCCATTCCCGCCGTTCCCATTTCCGTTAGAATTTCCGTTACCATTTTTCTTTGTTTCGTTATCATCGTCTCGTGCAAGATAACCACGAGCTCCTATATGATACCCACGAGGTATCTTTTTACACTTCTTATCATCGAAGCAATAGTATTTGCCTGGAGGACATTTCTTAGCCATTATTTTTTAGATACGCCTTCGATAAGATACTTTTCTTTTGATGATGCTTTCTCAGCAGCATACAGTGCAAATGATTTAGTCATTGCTAATGATAGTAGATGTTTGATATTATTACTATCATTTTCATCACACTCAGTTCCTGTCATGCATCCAAGTGTAACTCCACCTATGATAGCA